AATCAAAGCATGAAGATCAGTTAAAGGTTCAGCGCCGGCTTGATTCCATTGTGTACCATTAGAACCACTTGCTAAAGCTGAAAGAGCAGATGTATAACTCCCCCAATTGCTAGCACCAAACAAGAGATTAGCTAAACGGGTTTCACGATTTAAGAGCATTGATCTTTGTACTTTTCTGAAAGATCGTTGTTCTTCATTGCCTGGATATTGTGAATACTTGATATCTTCAAGTGCAATCTCATCAGAAAGGGAATAGATCTTTGCTGAGAAGGTAGTGCTTGAACGGTCAAAGTTGCCAATTCTTTGGCGGTCTGCACCGGGTGCTCTTTGTGCATCAACATCAGGAGAACCCATGAAATTGCGAGTTTCTTCGATCAAGAGAGTACCTGTTGGGCCAATTGCCTTGACATCAACATTTTCAATAACTTGATCAGCGATCAGTTGACCATCGCTAGGAATTGCTTCAACGGCAAGGTTGCGAAGGATTTCGTTGACTGGATGAATATTGCTATAGCTAGAATTTGCCATTTGATTAAACTCCTAAAGAGACAGAAACAAGGATTTCAACTTCTTCATTTGCACTTGCTGCAGTATTTGCAACATTTGGCAAGAAGCGACCTGCGATAATTTGAGTATTTGCACCAGCACCATCATAGGCATAAGCCTTGCCACCAGTACCAGGCATAACAAAGAAATTTGTGCCTGCTGTGATTGTACCACCAGCGACAACACGAGAAACACCAAAGACGCATACATTGATTGCATCACCACTTGCACCACCAATTTGAGCAACGCCCACAGGGATGTCAGTTGATGCGGTGCAAGGTGTTACTTTGGCATCACTATCAAGCTTAACTAAGGTCAAAGCGGTGATAGATGCAGATGCGATGAAGGTCTTATAAATAGCATGATTATTTAAGCTCATGATTATTATCCTTTGAAATGTTTGATATATGCATCAGGTTGTTCGTTTTTCATGACATTTAAGGCTTCTGAGAAAGTGATGCCTTTTGTCTTTTTGATTTCATTAACTTGATCGATAAAGCTAATTTCTTGAGCGGTGCTAGCATGTCCCTTTTCAGAAAGGTTGATAGCTTGATTTGCTTTGCGTTCGCTGAATGATTGCCAAATAGCAGGAAATTTATCTTTGATGTCATAGGCTGATTCAACGGCTGAAATCTCACTGGGTGCAATCTTGCCAGTGTTGAGCAAGCCATCAACAACAAGCTTTCTTTCAGCTTGATGTTTTTCAGCTTGTAAAGTCTTAACTTGTTCAGACAAAGCGGTAACTTGAGCGTTCAATTCGTTCATCAATTTGGCTTGTGCCTTTTCAGATAAAGCGGTGGCTTCAGACATCTTCTTTTGATCTTCCATCATCTTTTTCTTGTCAGCATATTCGCCTTCAAGTTCGATTTCAACCTTTTGACCGTCTGCCATGCTAGCATCTTCTTCAGGTGATGAAAGCTGATCGTTCTCAGATTTCAAGCCTTCAATTTGAGCTTCTAATTGCTTGACGAGTTGATCTTTTTCTAACACTAAGGCGGTTAATTGATCAACTGTCATCGCTTTTAATTCTTCTGGATTCATTATGTTCTCCATGAGTAAAACACGAGATATCTTATCTTTAGATTGTGCTGGTCTTGCCGTCAATGTAACGGCTTGCAATTGGGCGAATCCAATAGGTTTGGGATCGCCTTCCCTTGCAAAAATCTCACCTACTAAAAATTCGGGTGATGGATATAAAACGCCTTCACTAGCTGTCACTAGATCGAGGCCTGCTTGAGTATATAGAGGCTTTACATATAAAGCATCATCTTTTACATAAACATCAGATATTTCACCATAAGCCATTGATTGAATTGGATCAGTAGCACCGTTATCCATAAAGGGCGATGATTGATGATTCCAATCAATGATGACGGGGTCTTGAGATGATCGTTCTTTAAATACTCTTACGATCTCAGCAAGGATTGCAGGCGTGACATCTTGAATTGTCTTCCCATTGATGCGACTGTTGACCTTACCAACAGAAAGCACCTTAATGTCTGATCCTGGATATAAAGCAACCTCTCCCATTTTGATCCTCTCTCTAAATGCCTTAATGTCAGCACTATTGGAGGTCTGCAAGGTAGATTCTGACAATGCTTTTTCTTTTTCATCAGCTCTTTCCATTTGTGCTAAAATCTTTTTTGCCCAAGTATAACCTGCATCACCGCCCCAACCATCCCAAGCTTGACGGCCTTTTCCGTACTCTTCCCATGTTGAGCCTTGCTTGTCGACTTCGTGCCTTGTGAAATAGGCAACCATTCGCTTAATGGTATCAGGTGATAAAGTAACGCCGTTAGATAAATCTCTTGCTCTAGCAATCCCAACGGCTGTCATTCCACGCTTTGAAGGTGGCTGTTCAGCTCTCTTTTTCAATGCTCTGATTGCTGCATCTCTCACGCCTTGAGGTGGAGTGAAATCAATCCCATCGTATTTTTTAGGTGCATTGAGATAGGCGTTAAATCGTCTATTCATTAAGCGTTGTTTAGCTAAAGAGATTTGCTTTTCATTCATCTGATTGCTCTCAATCTTTCAGCCATTGCCAAAGCTGGATTTTGTGCAACAGCTCTATCTTGTGCCGTTCTTGTGGCTTCCATTGGCAATTGACCCGCCCCAATCTTTTGTCTAATTGCTCTCTCAAGATCATCATCAGGAGTTAATAATTGGGCTTGCACCAAGCTAGGCAATGATGCGAGCGCTTCAGCTAGTGCATCAGTATCTAATCCACTATGCACCAAGCGAGGCAATTTTGTTGTTTCAATGTTGCCATAATTCCAACGGATAAGACGACCAATTGTTCCACCGCCCCGTCTATCTTGTCCACTAATTGCACTTGCTACCAAGTCGAGAAAATTGATGCATGCTCTTCTAAAAACGGATAGATGCACTTCACCAACTGATCTTGATCCAGTATCAGAAATTCCCAAATTCATAAATTGAGCCATAAAGGCTTGTGAGATTTGATTGTCACATTCTTGAATAACTTGTAAAGCACCGTTAGCATCAAAGCCTGATGATCCTCCATAGGTATCAAAAGAAACAATATTGTTTTCTACTAGATAGCTTTGCTCTTGCACCACATAAGCCTGTGCTTGCTGTTGTGCTTCATTGATCATTGCATCAACATCGCCGTTTGAAATTCCCATTTGATCAATAGCTTGACGATTAACCTTTACGATTGGAGTAGGCACAGCCCATTTCTCAAGACCAATTGCCATGAGTGTCGCCGCCCTTTGCTTTTCTTTCCACCACCACCAACAAGGACGAAGCAAGCCAATACCCTCGAAGTTTGAACCAGTGCGATTGAGAGTTAATAGTAAAAGTTTTGATGCTGGTATAGGTTCAGGTGTAACACCGCCAACCATGATTTGAATAACACCGTCTAAATTTTGCTTGTCTACTGAAAGCCATTGCTGATGCGATGAAGGTTCACGATCAGCATATCTCTTGAGAAATACCTTCTCTTTTCCGATCGAGTCTTTAGCTACACAATAGACTTCTTCAGCATATCTCCAACCATGAGGAATGAATTCTAAAAGATAGTTTAATTGATCCTCAAAGCTAATTTCCATCATGCCTGGATAGCCTTTAAAGCCAAATGCCTCGTTGGCAAATCGTGCAAGTTCTTCGCTTGTTTGATCACCATCTCGACCAGCTTTAAACTCCCATTTAGCTGACAATAGAGTCTGCTTAACCAAGCTCCAAGATCGTCTAATAATTGGATCAGTAGCTAGCATATCTTCAGCTTCTCTTGTCCAAGATCGACCTGATAGAGCTGGGTTCTGTTCCTTGCCAGTGATATAACCGCCCTGAATGGATGTTCCACTTATCCCATAAGACTGAAAATGTGGTCTTTGTTGAGATAGGTAGGGCATCTCTTTGCTTGAGCTTGTCATTGTCATATATGGATAAACCGGCATAAACATCACCTAAAAGAATATATACAAATCATGATATTGCATAAAATGCTATTATATCAAATAAAAATTTAAGTCAAGGTATGGAAAAACAGAAAAGCCATACCTTGCCAACTCAACATTCCCCAATTACTAAACACATGAAAAGAGAAAATATGTGCAAGATTGATGATGAATTTTTTATCACTACTCAAGGAAAGATTTATTTTAAGGGACAGGTCTATGAGTTGGAAGACTGCGACTTTAATGAAGGTGCAAAAATTGTCATCCACTATGGAGAAAAGAAAATTGAAAAGCTACTCAAAAAAGACATTAAAATAAAAGTGATCCCTGATCAGTTTATATTTCAGAAAGAAGACGACATGTTTTTATCTCCACTAGACGAGCCAATCATCACAGCACAAGCTCAGCCCGTTCAGCCCATTCACTCCACCATTGAATTGCCCCCTGAAATCAATCAGTTTGAGCAACTCATGAAAATCACAAAAGACAACACACCATTGGCGTTGATCATCCTAATCGTATTGATGTTTCAAAAGATGCAAAAGAAAGAACGAGATGATAAAGATCATGCGCTCGTTTGCGACTTTGAAAGAAAAGAGATTGAGAAAAAGATCAGCATCTTAGAAAGCAAGCTAGACACTCAAGCCAAAGATCAAGCAAAAATCCTTGTAGGTGATGATGATCTATCTGATCGATTGGATAAGGTGGAAGAGAAGATCAAGAAGATCAATGCGTCTTTGCCTTAACTAGAGGCTTTTTTAATGGAATATTCAGATGTTCTAAGACGGTATAGATAGAAGCTCTTGATAAGCCAGTGAGCTCACATATTTCTAAAATAGGTTTTCCTTGTTGATAGTACTCTTTGACCGCAAATTTTTGCATGAGCAATTTTCTTGATAGACCTTTGGGACGGCCTCCAATTCGTCCTCTCTCTCTTGCTGCTCTTAATCCTAGGATCGTTCTCTCTCTGATCAAGCCAAGCTCCATTTCAGCCAAAGCTCCAAAGATATGAAAGATAAAGACGCCCATGTGTGTGCTTGTATCAATGCCATCGCTTGTCTTAAAATGGCATCCCTTAGCTTTGATCTTTTCTACTAGATCAATCAAATCCTTCATTGATCTACCAAGACGATCAAGCTTTAAGCATACCAATGTATCGCCTTTTTTAAGCGCGTTCAAAGCCTTCTTTAGGGCTGGGCGTTCTTTAGTCTTGCCAGTCATCTTCTCTTGATAGATATCATGACAACCAACGGATTTTAAAAAATCGATTTGAAGATCTAAAGATTGATCTTCTGTGCTAACTCGTGCATATCCGATAAGCATATTTTTTCCTTGATGAGAGTATAAAATAATAACACCCTCTACCGTTTTTTATACTCAACTTATTTCTATTTTTTTTCACTCATAGATCGATTGATATAAAATCTCTCATCGATACCATACTGATGAAATAGGTTTCTCATGCGATCCCTACTGATATCAAATATTCTCGCAAGACCAGCAAATGATGAAGCTTTATCTAAAGCTTTCAATATCTCATCTTTTGAGATTGCCTTGAGCTTAGCTCTATCTTTGGCTTTAGAATGGCGATGCATTTTTTCTTTTTTAATCCCAAGCTGATCGCATTTAAATATAACAGCTGAAGGAGTAACACCAAACTGAGTAGCGATCTCTTTCCAAGTTTTATCTGATGAAACAGCCTTGATAAGATCCTCCTCTTTAAGCCTCTTTGACTGAACGCCCCTTTTTGGCTTTGTGTAGTTGCTCGAATAGCCTTGATAAACCTCGCCTCTCTCGATCATATCCTCGATCATGCACAATCTAGGATCTAAATCACTTTCAAAGAATTGCATTATCATTTCTTTTTTCTGCATCATATCATCTCCTTTTTATGCATAAAAAGCCTAGCCTCTTTGATTTTGCCTTGATAGGAATGCTCCAACTCTCTAAGGCGGTCTATTATCGTTTGATCTGTTAGCTGATATATCGCATCTAATGGGATGAAAAAATCCATGATGATGCTATCAATTGTCAATCTTGCTAAAAGTGCATTGCCTATCATTCAATGACTCCTCATAGCTTTGATATGTGATTGCATCATATTGAGCTTATTCTTGACTGTTGGAGATGTAGCAGGCAACGGCTTATCAGCAACGATCTCACTATCACGCCAAAGCCAATTTATGACATCGTACCTAAGAGCATCTAACGGATCTTCTCGACCGTCTTTTTTAGGTGTTTCTTTGCCATCCCAAGCATAAGACAAAATAGCCTTTCTAAAGCTATTCCCAGTAGAGCTTGCTCCTCGTTCCCATACTTCAGAAGTACATAAAATTCTTCTTTGATGGATCAATCGCTTGACCCTTTGAATACCGTTTAAAATATCCGTTCGTATTGGATCAGTACACCACCTAAAAGGCATCCCTATGCCACCTTGATCAGGGTGTTTTGAAAGTTCATGAAAAGCTGATTGGGCTGTACGATCTGATCTAGCTGATCCAGCCTTATCACCGCTCGCACCGTCTAGCAAAATACGATTGGGATATCGTCTAGCTAGATCACGAGGGCAAGCGATTTTTAAGACTTCTTTGGCAAGCTCTGAGAGTGTTATTTCTTGAGGGTTGATTTCAGCACAGATGACATCGGCTTCTAAGGTTGGATCATGTGCCAAGATCAAAACTGAAGGCTTTCTAAAGCCAAAGTCGATGACAAGCCTTGATGACATAGATGGATGATAATCCCAATTGCTGATAACATGGCTTGAAGTCCATTCAGAATAGATCACGCCTTGAGGTGGTCTAGGTTGATTTTCAACCATTGCCAAGCGTTCGCTTTCAGGTAGGTTCTTGACGGCATCAAACCAAGCTTCTGAGAGGTTGGCTTTATTGACATGACTAGCATAGAAGATTGGCGTACATCCAGCTTTCTCAGCAAAATCAACCCACCAAGCCCCCCAAACTGGCAAGCCCACCATGATCATCTTAGGCGATGGACCTGATCTAAGACGCCCCAAAGTTTTCTGAGCGACCTCTTCGGAAAGAGTTTGGCACTCATCAATCAATGCAAGGCCTGATGTTATGTTTAAGCCTTCCAATGGGTTATGTGTAGCGTCCCTTGTACCTGGTCTAAAATAAGATCGACACCAAACAACATGACCATTTGGGGCAGTCCATTTGCCCTCTTGCTGATGATAAATCCAACCATAAGGCACAAGCCATTTCTCTAACTCAGGGCCTAAAACAGATCTATAACGGGGGGCTGTATCAGTGACTAAGAGAGACGATTTATTGGGATGTATGCTTGACCAAGTCCACAAGGCAAAGACTAAAGCTGAAGTCTTGCCGCTACCCCACCCAGCACGGACGGCAATAAATGGATCATCTGAGTAAATCAAGCGATCAATCAGATCAACCTGCAAAGGATTTAATTTAAGCTCTAGCTCAGTCTTCTTCGTCTGTGCCATCGTCAAGTCCATTTGGAAGCTCATGCTTGATTTGTACAACTTGCCCATGTTTCTCTTTTTGCACTTGCTGAATCACATTGATGATAACCTTGCTATCATCTCCCTTAGTGTTCATGTCAATGGTCTGCTTCTCTCCAAACTCTAAAGGAAACTTCCGAGCTAGTAGCCATTGGG